TTTTAAAAGCTGCTTCTTGCATTGCGTTAAACATGACTTCTTCATCGATCATACGATATCTCCATCTACAAAATCAGGCCATTCATCGTCAAGTTTATAAGGTGTTCTACCTTCTTTGTCATTGTAGGCTTCTGCTATGTCTTTTTCAAACTTAGCATGTAATTTAAAATGATGCAGCAGATCATAAAGATCCGCTACAACTTCTTTCATTTCAGGACCATAAGCAAGATAGTGATTACTATCTGCAGGATCCCACTCCTCTAAGTCACTTTCAATAGTGGTAATAGCGTACTTAAGATTGTAGATTATCTGATTATCATTCATTCTCGATTACCTCTACTAGACGGTTTGCATACCAAGCGATTTTCTTGGCATCTTGAAGCTTAGCGTCTTTCTTACCCAAGCGACAAGCATACTTGAATACTTGTCCGAGAAGGTGAGATTGAACACCGTTATGGTGAGCTAAAATATACTCCATCAAATCCATATACTCAAGACCCTCTGGAAACTTAGTGTAAGCTTCTTTTGGGATCATCTTGTAGTGTTTAGGATTGATGATTTGGTCTTGTTCTTCTTTAGACATTTCTTCAAAAGCACCATGAAAGTCAATATCTTTTAGATGTTCATCCATTTCCTTTAAGATTTTCTCATGTAATTCTTCAGAACCCCCAAAGACTTTACCCATAAGGTTAGGGATTTCGTCTCTAAAGTTTGTTTCTTTCTCACAGTATTCTTCTAAGTTGTAGCCCTGTTCTTCAGCTATTTCTTTGATAATACGTTTCTCTACACGGTTCATTTCATTACCTTTATAGTTAAGAATGAGCGAGTCTGCCCAAGCTTTTATTGTATATTGAGAGTTAAGAGTTTCTCTCATTCTGCCATCTTCTTCAATACGAATATAAGGAAAGTGACCTACTGATTTGTAGATAGCCCATGCATCAATAGCCTTTTGAAATTGATCCGTAGTAAAGTCTAATTCTGCATCAAAGTCTTTGTAAACGTGGTAGAAAAACATGTTACGCTCCTGCTTTTAATTTTTGGATATGGGCTTTAAGGTCAGCTTTGTTATCAAAGCCGTACATTTGTGCAGCTAAGTTTTCAGCTTCATATCGGGAATACCCTGCATCATACTCCAGTATAGCTGCACGTTCCTCGTAGTAGTCGTCTAGCAATTCCCAGTCATTCTTAAGATCTTTAAGCATAGTGATACTCCTCAATTAGCATTTCTTCAAACCAGTCACCAAACTGTTTTTCTAGCGCACTGTAAAGACGCTTTGAAACTCGTTTATTTGTTCTAGGGTTGTAGATATCTTTAATTTCACATTCTATCCACTCTGGCTCATCTGATCCATAACGGTTTGAGCCCCCTGTAGTTACATAGCCATATACTTCGACATCAAAGTAAGCTCCTCTAAATTCTTCGATCTCAAATGTTTTCCAGACTTCACTCATCTTCAGTTACCTCATTCCAGTTATCATCATAGATATGCACATCAGCTTGAATAGCTTCTTTTAACTCCCAAGGGGTTGATACTGCATGATCATACATAGTTTTATAGTCAGAGTCTTCTACTTCAAACTCATACGTTACGATTACTTGGACTGTTGCCATTACCAAACCTCTATTAAGGGTTTACCTTCGTGCATAGACAGCCTTGCGGCTGAACCATCTCGTATCTCTTCTTTAGTGTCAGCTATTACAAAACTATTGTATTTATAAGGATTATACGTTATACGTTTACCTTCTTCATTAAACACAAGATTCTCTGTAAGATAACCTACAACAAACGCATGAACATTCTTCTTTTGTTCTTTCAATACTTGTTGACGTCCAGCTTGTCGAACGACAAACTTTGGCAAAGCTATTGCTACTGACTCAGCATGACCGATTACTTTTCCGTAATCTGCTGTTTCACGGGACTGTATTGAGTATACGTCTTTGTGTAAGTTCCAATATACTGCTACTCTTTTCATACTAGTAACCTCTTATTGCTTTTGTATGTTCATACGATACTTCATCACCGTTTCTAAAGGTTGATTTATTGGCAGAAGTATCAGGGATTAAATTACACCAGCTATTCCACCAGTATTCTGTTCCTTTTCGTTGTACAACTTTGATATACTCTTCAACCTTATCTTTACGATTAAAGTAGCTAGAGGAATATCCAAGTTTCTTTAAGTTATGAGTATCTAGACAAGCTAGATTGTAGCCTAGCATTTGAAGTCCAAAGCTTGCTTTAGCTAAGCCTAAACCTTTGATCTGAAGGACTCTTTCGAGTGCAACCTTCTCGTCTGCTTTGTTAATTACTAGCATTGTATAAAGCTCGTCCTTAGCCTCTACTACGCCCTGATAACTATCTTTCTTGTGACCCCACAGTGCTTTTGACTGCAAGCCCTTATCCCGAATATCTTCTGATAAAGGAACAATGTTTTTAAAAGGTGTTCTGATTGTGGCAATTACTGTAGAAAATACGTCTACAATACCTTGTGAACCAGTTTTTATAAGATGCTCACGAATTAGCTTCATTTCACGATCATACATAGCTTAACCTCCTGCTACTTCATTCCAAACACGACGATCTACTTTACTAGTCCAATTATCAGGACGAAGCATATGCTCAATGCGTAAGGCTTCTTTCCGAGTTAAGTTTTGGCCTATAATTCTAAAGCCTATTTTACTCTGTGATCGAAACTTGTCAAGCATTTCAATAACCTTACGTTTCTTAAGACGCTTACCTGTTGCACACTCCATTGACTCAATTCTGTAGCGTTCAGGAACATTTTCATAAGGCGCAACACCTATGTAGCCCCAGTCAAGATCACGAGGATTCCAGTCTTTAGCCCAACCTGTATAGAACCAATGATAAAGAAAATACTTGTCTCCTGCGTTTGCTACATGAAACATTTGCATTTCTTCTGAATACCATTTAGCCATTTGTTTTTCCTCCAAAGTAACGTGCCAAGTAGTTTACTAGTTGTCTTACGTTATTTAGCGGTTCTACACTATCATGGTAAACTCCTTCTGGACCCATGATAGCTATTTCAGGTTTACCGTTTAGCGATACGATTGACAAGTCATGTACATCGTCAATCTTTAGTAGTACTTGTTGATGGTCAAAGTTTCTCATTTCCATTCCTTTTCGTCTTCCCAAGCTCTTACGCACTTGGTTTCTACAATACGAACATCATAACCTTCATCTTTATACTTGTTGTAGGTAACTAATGCTTTTTGAAAGTCTAAAAAAGCTACATCGTAAATTTCCCACCAGTAATCACCATCGTCATCTTGGAGCCACAAGTGAATTTCATAGAGTCTAGGTGAAAAGCCCATTAGTAGTACTCCAGTGCTGCATAAACAGCATCCTCTAAGCTGTAGTGTTTTTCTGTCGCCATTGCTTCATAGAAAGGATGAATAAGATCACCTTCATCAGCCCATAGAATGATGATTTTATTCTTCATATGAGCAAACATCAATTCCATAGAAGTGCCTGTACCGCGCCCAGAAGAACGCCGTACATCTGCTAACACAACACGGCTTGATGCAATGTCATGTAGGTCTTGCTTAAAGATACGCTTACAGGTGTTCATGGTCTTTGTAACGTCTTGCAAGTGTTCTTGTAGTTGATCATGAAATGATACACGGCGTGTAGGGTCTAGAGCTTTTACACCCGCCATATCTAACATTTGCCATGCTGTTACACGCCAGTATGTCATATGTTCTTTTGTGCAGTCTTCCATTGGTCCTGCAAGGTATACATGTTCTTTCATAGTCTTTTCCTAATAGCTGACCGATTTCGTAAAAAAGAGCAGTTTATACTCATGCTCAGGAGTTTATTATTAGAAGTTAATTTCGTCGTCAATATCATCGTTTGCTACAAATTGATCTTCATCAACTTCTTGATTGTCTGCAACTTTCTTAACTTCAAATTCAGTCATTTCAAAGTCGTCTTCACGGGGTTTAGATTGATACTCGTTCAATACAGTTACTTGGACGCCCATCAACATACTTGCAATACCCTTACGGCCAGCTACATTATACTCGTATTGGTAAATGCGTACGTGGCCTTTAGAGCCATTGCCAAGTGTATTAGGATCAATTGGGGACAGGTCTCCTGCGACAATGTTAACTGGAGCCATTGGCTCACCGTCACGTTTCTTAGATTTCTTCTTCAAGGTTGCTTTGTAGAACATACCTTTGTCGTCTTCGTCAGGCTTTACATTGATGTTCAGTTCTTTCCACTGTTTTGCTTGTGCTTTATCACGGGTACGAATTTGCACTTCCCATGTAGGGTTCTCTTTGTCGAAAGTAGCGTTAGGGCGCTTAGGGTCCAGTTTAGCGTAGAACAGTTCAACGTTTTTCAAAATAGCCATGTTATATTTCCTCTTGGTTTGTTTGTAAATTTGTTAGTAGTGTTTGATCTTTAAGGTCAGGTATTGACAGTAGATCTTTAAGGTCAGGTATCGTTTAACTATCGTAATCAATATTGTAGATAAGGTGGAAGTCTTCTTCATACAGTTCGCCGTACTCACCGTCATTAGCAGTATCACCTAGTTCGTGAAATCTTACAGTGCCACCGAAGCCTCCTTCAAAAATTTCGTTAATGACCATAGTAGACTCACCATAATCATTTATAGACTTAATATGAAGGGTATCCCCTTCTTTAAGCGAACGCAAAGTCTGAGAGGTATACAGAGTTGACATTAAGTTTTCCTTTCTCTGGAATAAGGTCTGTGGACTCAAGTTGTTCTAGAATACATTCTAGAGGGTTAGATTCATAAAGTTCTACAAACTTGTTGCGAACATGATGAAACATATAGTTCATGTTTCCTGCGTGACATCCGAAAGAATCATGAACAACAGTTACAGTAAAAGGTGCATCATGTACAACCATAGTTAAATGAACAGCGTCAAGACTATGTACAATATTTGGTGCTGCACCTGTTCTTTGTTTACTCTCGTTTACAGTACAGTCTTCCCAAACTTGAATACGAACTTTCATGATGTCGTCACCATACTTAAGTTCTGTACGCTTAGTAGCCGCAGTCTTGTACGCCTGCACAACAGGGAAGTTTGTGATAGGGGTGATATAGGAGAGATAAACCCCCTTCTCATTGGCTCTGTCTGCAAGAGTCTGGAACAGCCTTAGCATACGGGCTGGTCCTTTAAGCTCTTCATAGCAGGTTTCATATACTAGTTTACCTAGCATATTACCCCACAAATGCTCTTTGTCTCTCAAGTAATCATTGATATCCCTTGTATCTTCGTTAACTTGTTGACCCATGCCGTAGGCTGTGCCACCGTAGCCAAGTGTCATTACATTGCGTTTAACAGTTTTTCGTTGTACTTTTTTATCCTGAATATTATGCCAATATACAGGAAAAAGTTTCTCACGAAGATCTCTGTTATGATTTCGATAAGTCTGTACTGCCTGAAAAGCAAGTTTCTTTCTTTCAGACTTATCAGGAGCATTCTCATACTCTCGTTGCAGCTTGAGTGCTGTGTTAAACACATCGTCAAACTTATTGATGGTGTCTTTATCAAGCTCATTATACATTTGCTCGATACGCTTCCATACATGTTCTGCAATAAACATATATACATCACCAGGAAGGTCACTAGGTGTTAAGTTTACAAGTGGTGCAACTTCATCATCTTTAGACATTGCTACAAGATGTTGAACACCGTTGTTAGACCCATCGATGTAGATTGGCAAGCAGCTTGGAAAGTCTTCAGTGTTAAAACCATCACC